TCACTTGTACTGCTTGCGTTCGTCAGCGGTTTTGTTGGTGACGATCGAGATGAAGTAGTCGAGCTGCTTCTTCGTGCTGAACAGGATGGTCGGGATCGTGTGGCCGGTGATGTTCTTATAATCTCCGGCGACCTCGTTCATCTCGCTCGGCTCGTAGAGCGGGATCACGTCCTGTCCCGGAATCCACAGCAGTCGCGTGGTGGAGTCCTTCGAACCAAGGAACCTCGGCTGCAAATACCGCCACGTACGATCCGTGTTGGTGGCGGTGCCCATCAGGGCGTTGTAGGTGTTGCCGCCGTTCGCGGTGTTCTGCCAGTTGTAGGTCCACACTTCTGCGGCTGACGCCATATCGTTTCCTTCCTGTGCGCCCGTGAACCTCAAGTAGCAGTTCCACGGGTAGTTGTAGTAGCTTCGGATGTTGGTTTCGTGGTCGGTCTGGTCGCCGCTCCTGCCGCCCGACGCGCGGCCGCGCTCATCGATGCTGGCCTGTGCGAGGAGGCCGTTGCCGAGGTAGACGGCGACGTGATGCACGTCGTTGAGGAGGATGTCGCCGGGCTGGGGTCGGCCGTTGTTGGGGAGTCTCCTCCAACCGCGCACGGTGAGCTGGGCCGACATATTGCCCGTGTACGAGCTGGACCCGGTGTCGAATCCCGCCTCTTTCAGGCAGTGGATCACCAGCGAGGAGCAGTCGCATTCGCCGCCCACGCGGATGTCCCAGCGTTGCGCCTGGTCATACCCGAGGTTGCCGGACGCGCACCAGTAGCGCATCCGGTCGATCAACGTGTTGACGTTGCCCATGCTCACTCCACGTTGATGACGGGAGTGTTCGTCAACGGGTCATAGATCACGTCGCCGTTCTCGTCACGCGCGTACAGGCTGGTGTCGTCCACGGGCTTCACGTCCGGGGCCGCGCTCGTCCCCTGCACGGTGTCGATGTCGCCGTTCTTGATGCTCCTGGTCAACTGGGAACCAGCGAACGCGGCCTCGGTGACGTTGTTGTTGCGCCACCATGCGTAAATGGAGGTGGCGACCGCGATCACGCCGGTGATGGCGGTGCTCACCTGATCGGTGGTGAACGGCAGTTGGCTGATGCCGGCCAACGAGAGGCCGGTCTGAGCGATCGAATACAACTGGACGATGAGCAGGGCGATGGCCTTCACTCGCTCAGCGGTGAGGCCGGGAATGGTCGTGGTTTCCTTGTGTTCAGCCATAATAGGCTCCTTTCGTTAGAACTTGTTCTGGTTGAGACGATGTTGCATGGCCTTGATGGTCATGGAGGGGCCGTCGAGACGGCCGTCCAATACGGTCGCGCCGGATTCCGGCTTGAACCGCTGGATCAGAGCGTTGATCGTGTTGGGTCCGATCAGCCCGTCCGGGGTGACGCCGAGACGCTGCTGGATGATCGAAATGGTCTGCGAGCCGCCGCGACCCAGCTTCCACTCCCAGCCGTCGGTGCATCCGGGGCAGCGGGTTTTCCACTGGGGGTTCTGACGGCTGATGAGACCGTCCTGATAGGGTGCGCCCAACACCTGCTGGAGTCTCAGCGTGGTGGCTTTGCCCCAGTAGCCATCGACCGTGATCTGCGGGACGGATGGTTTCTCCGGCTTGGGCGTGGTGCCGCCCGTCGCATACGCGACCCACGCTGTCTTGTCCCCGTAGAACTTGTTCAAATCGAGGTTCCCATTCCAGCCGTTCAACCGTCCAGCGGACGTGTACTGGCGGATGGCGCACGAGTACGCGCCCTCGTTCCACGGCGACTCCTGATAGCCGGTCGCATTCATGCTCGCGTACTGGGCGACCCACAGGCCGCAGTCATGCCGCTTGGCGATGGGGGCGACCTGAGCGAGACGGGACGCCTGAACGTAGACCATCGGGGGGATGTGCGTGCGGTCGATCACACGCTCGATGACCCTTTCGAGGTACGCTTCGTTGCCCCACGCCCGATTCTGATTCGACTCCCAGTCCAAACAGAGGATTCCCTTGCCGGTCCAGTTCGCGCAATTGTTCACGAACCAGTCGGCCTCCCCGGCCGCGTCGGAACCGTCGATGTAGTGGTAGACGCCAAACAATCGGCCCGCGCCCCGAGCCTGTTCGACCTGCCGCGCGCAATCCGGGCTCACATAGCCGGTGCCCTGCGTGGCCTTGCTGATGACGAAATCGGCCGGGACAGCAGTCAGATCAATGCCTTTCTGCCAGTTCGACACGTCAATTCCTTGTAATGCCATGATTCTCCTTAATCGTTGTTGTGGTGGGTTTTCGTGTAATCCCAGTCGCAGTCCGCTAGTCTCTGCTCGTAGTCCTTGGTGAGCCAGTCGAAACGCGCGTGGCCCAAACCGTTGCCGCCCTTGCTCACGTACTCCTTGCCCGCTTCGAGCTGGCGTTCGTGCTGGGTGCGGCTTCGAGTGTGTGCGAACAGTTCGGCGCGCAACTGGTTGAGTTCGAACTGGTTCAACCGGTTCCAATCCCGGTCGAGCTTCGTCAGAATCTCCCTGATGATCGGACTGTCCGACAACGCCTTGTCCAGATCGTCCTTGGTCAGCAGCCGGTTACGCCGGTCGATGCGTTGGAGCATCCACGCGACGAGCGTGCCCGAGGCTCCCGACCCAATAACCGCCGTCAGAATCACCGCCCAAACGGGCACAGTCTCAGTCAAACCGAGGCTCCTTTACTATCGGAATCCCCCACGCGATGCCGGTAGCATAGGGCCATCGGGCGTGGGGGATTATTGGAGGATAAATGCTGTTACAGGAGTTTTGGACGCGCCGTTACCGGCCGTCACTGGCAGGGTTGCGCGAGGTCACGATCACCGGGTACGAGAGCGCATGGCGCACGCATATCGTGAAGCTCGGTGACTGCGAGCTAACGGACTTGGATGTGGAACGCATCGAGACGTGGCTCGCGTCGATCCCCACAAGGGGAGGCGCGGCCAAGGCGTGGGGCGTCCTGCGCGCCATGCTCCGCAAGGCCGTCAGATGGGGACTGTTGGACGTGGACGTGACCATGCGGGTCACGCCGCCACGCAAGCCCGACTACAGGCCCGACGTGCTCGACGCGAGTCAGGTCAAAGCCCTATTGCAAGGCTTCTTCGGGCATGAATTGGAAGCATGGCTCATCTGCTCCGTCACCCTGGGATTGCGCACTGAGGAGGCGCACGGCCTCGAATGGGGCGACATCAATCTGGTGACGGGCGAGACGCGGATCGTCCGCTGCGTGCAATGGGTCAACGGGCGTGAGCTCACCGTGCCGCCGAAGACGCCGTTGAGCCGCAGGGCCGTGGTCCTGCCGCGTTTCGCGGTCAACCGGCTTCGCCAGATCAAACGCAAAGGCCGGCTCGTGGGCACGCTTACCCCGCCGCAGGTGGACCGGAAATACCGCGCGTGGTGCCGCAAGAACGACCTGCCGCTCGTGCCACGCCGCAACCTGCGCCACAGTTGGGCTACGACCGCGTTGGCCGCAGGAGTGGACGTCACCGTAGTCAGCCGCGCCCTAGGCCACACGTCGATCCAGACCACGGCACGCTACTACCTGCGCCCAGACCTCAGCGTCCTCAAAGACGCACAACGCACTTGGGAGAAGGCATTACTGAACGCCTAGAGGATTACCAACCCTTCGACACGGACGCGGTGAACATTAACCTTGGTGGAGGCCCTGCGACGTTGACCCTCAAAAGCGGGGCGGCTATCCTCGCCTATGGATCAGCTCAGGTAGCCGTTACCTCTGGATATGCCGGGATGGCCTTTGGCAACTATAACCTGACCGTACAGTCAGACGGTGTATGGTCCAATGGCAAGAAACTCGCATAGGATTACCAAACCCCTGTAGCCGACAGTGGCTCGCTCGGCTTCAGCTTGGACGGACAGGGGTCCAGCGAATGGAACGTGAGTTTCAATCGAAGGTTCTCCAATCCGCCAGCAGTCACAGTGGGCTCGGATCAGGCGCGTCTTGTCGTGCATGTGAAGAACATCTCTTCGACAGGCTTCAGCGTGCAGGGATACGTGGCCCACACATCTCCACGTTCCGGGCAGATTTTCTGGTACGCATTTGGTGTCTGAGGTATTACCAATCCCTCGATGCTGTCACCCTTACAGTCGGTGGAGGTGCAGCCAATGTGTCTCTGTCATCCGGGGAGGCCAGCCTGAGATACGGCAGCAACAGTCACACCGATTGTGAGCCTAGCTACACGGCAATCGCCTATGGTCAGTACAACGTCATCGTTGATGCGAACGGGGTTCACATCAATGGTGCAAAAGGTGTAACCCACTTCTGAGGTATTACCAACCCTTCGACCCGAGTGCATCAACCATCTCCCTCGGTGGCGGTCCTGCACAATTGACGCTCAAAAGTGGTTCAGCCAATCTTGCCTATGGTGATGCGCACGTTGATCTCTCCTCTGGTCGAGCAGGAATAGCCTATGGTGATTACTACTTCTTGGTTACTCCAGAAGGTGCTTTTGCGAATGGTCCCTCGGGACAAAAGAAGCTGGCGTAAGCATTACCAACCCTTCGACACCACGGCGACGTCGATTACCCTCGGTGGAGGAGACGCAACACTGAAATTGAAGGCTAGTTCATCGAACCTGAACTACGGTAGCGCGCACGTCGATTTGACAGGCAGTTACGCGGCCATCGCGTACGGTAGCTACAACGTAATGGTCACATCAAGCGGCGTGTTCGCAAACGGCCCAAACGGCCAAAACCGGCTTGCGTAGGATTACCAATCCCCGTTGATTCAGAGCGGTAGTTGGCGAATCGGTTCGCTGGCGTCTGGCGAGATGCAGTCGACGCGAGTGTACTTCAACCAGTCGTTCCGCTCCACGCCTGTGGTGTGCGTGACATGCGGAGCGGCCAACGTATCGGTCCACCCGGATAGCGTGAGCAGCAGCGGTTTCTCCGTGCAGGCGTACGCGCCGGGTGCGGCATCGACCGCTAGCGGATCATGGACAGCCATCGGCTCAAGCTGAGGTATTACCAAACCTTTAACCCTGATGCGCAGTCAATCGACCTTGGTGGTGGAGTCGCCACACTGTCTCTCGGGGGATCATCCACACACCTGCGGTACGGAAGCGCTGCGCGAGTGGACCTAACTCCGAGTTACAGTGCCATCCAGTTCGGCGGTTACAACATCATGGTTGATTCGGGTGGAGTGCATATCAATGGCGCTAAGGGTGCAACCAACTTCTAAGCAGTACGGGAACGTGGACCCCGACTGGAGTGCGGTCGGAATCTGACTCTAGATTCCGACCGCACTCCATGTGCCGTTCACACTTCCCGTGCCTCCGTCTGTGATGTACCACGCGATCGTTGAGCCGCTGGAGGTTAGCGTCTGTGTCACCACGTTGACGTTGGCCTGTCCCACGTTCACGGTCAGGGCCGGCGTGCGGGTGAAGTTCTGGTTGAAGTTGATCCTCGTGGACCCCCATTGACCGGAACCGCCCCACGAACCGGAATCGGTTTTGAGGGTTTGGTAATTACCTCAGTAGCCGATTGCGTACCATTCGCCATAGGCGCTGTTGTTATACATGCTCCAGACTTGTATATTGCAGCCACTAGATGTAACCCCGTTAGTGTGGACATTAACGCTAGCCGAATTGCACGTCGCTACGACTATCGGGGTTTGCGAAAACCCCGAAAACGATACTGACGTATCCTTGCGTTCCTGCTCAGCAAGAGTGCCACAACTCCAACTACCAGACTGAACTTTGAGGGTTTGGTAATCCCCTTTGTCCACGAAATTGCTCTGACACCACGACTGGGTCGCGTAACCGGACAGACTCGGCGTCTCGCCGTCACGGCCGTCCTGACCGGCCGGACCCTGCGCGCCGGTCGCGCCACGCTCGCCCTGCGGCCCCTGGGGGCCACGCTCACCCGGATCGCCCTTCGGTCCTGCGGGGCCGGTGTCGCCCTTAGCTCCCTTGGTCGGCAAACCGAAATGCAAATCCGTGCCATTCAGCGTGGCCGTGACCGCACTGCCCTCGACGGTTTCGGCGCTCACGGTGGTGAAGCCCTTGTCGCCCTTGTCGCCCTTGGGGCCCTGCGGTCCTTGGGGTCCGGTCTCGCCCTTGTCGCCCTTGGGGCCGGCCACACCCACGTTGATCGAACTGATGAGCGTGCCGACGGTGAAGTTGTCGTCCGCGACGGTCTGCACCTGATACGTGCGGCCATCACTGGAGAGGATGGTGTCCCCGACCTTGATCGTCTGGTTCGGACCCAACGTGATCGAGCTTTTGGCGACGGTCGTGCTCGGTTCGACCTTCACGGAAGCGAGGTAGACGGCGGCTCCTGCGGGGCCGGTGAAACTACCTTGGTTCTCCCAGTTGTCTCCGATGCGAATGTACAAATCGGTGCCCACGAGGTAGCCGTCGCCCTGCTCCACGCCCGAGGTCGGCAGATCATCCTTGCTGGTGACGGAGCCGCGGATGCGCAACCCGGTGCCCACATCGCCCTTCGGCCCCTGCGGTCCCGTGGGGCCTTGCGGTCCGGCGACGCCCTGCGGTCCCACCTCGCCCTGCGGGATACCCAAGTTCAGGATGTTCTGGCCGGCGTTCTTGTCCAAAGTTGCGGTGGCCTTGCCGCCCGGTTCCACCGTGTCCACGGTGCCGATGCTGATGCCGAAGTTCGCGGCCGCGTCCTGCGCGGCCTGAGCATACTCCTGAGCCAAGTCCGCGTAATCCTGAATGTTCTTAAGCATGGCCTCGAAATAGCCGCGCCCGTCGTCGGTGGTCGCATCATAGTTGATGACGGAGGGGTCCACGAGCGCCTTGAACGGGCGGGACGCGATGACGGTGTCGCCGTCCAATACGTCGACGCCCATCATGATCTCACCAGACCGGGCGAGGGCCGAGGTGGGCACGGGTTTCTCGAACGTGGCCGTCGCGGCCCCGCTGACCGGGTTCATGGGCACGAAATCGCCCACACTGGTCGAATCCGCCGGGTTCGTGTTATAGGTGAGTCTCGCTTTGAGGCTGTCGGTGACGGGCGCGCCGTTGTCCGTCACGACCACGCGGATCGTACGGCCCGCCAGATCGCCCTGATTCAATCGGATGGGCGGCTGGTAGTCGTTGGCCAGATTGATGATGACCGGGATGCGCCGGTTCGAGGCCAAAGCCATAATGACTTCCTTTCGGATAACAATAAAGCCACCCCGATGTGGAGTGGCTTATGGTTTGGTTGTTTGGGGGTTAGGAGAGTTTCACCAGCCACGGTGTGACGGTCTCGTCCACCGAGGTCGACGGGCTGACGAACAGGTTCAGGTTGTACGTGCCCGCGTTCAACGTGGCCTCGTACTTGCTTGCGCCCGTGTTCAGATAGGACGTGCTGCCGGATTTGATTTCGGCCTTCACGTTCACCGCGCCGCTGATGGCGAGATGGTATTTGCCCGCCGCAAGCGTGACGCTCTTGCCATAAACCGGCCATGCGCCCGACGAGCTGGTGCCCTTCACGGCGACTCTGTCGCCGCTGCGCGTGAACGTGACGCCGCCAGTGGTCAGGGACGCGGAATCGGGGTACTGCCAGATCGAATCACCTAGGTCAAGACCCGTGTAGGAGGCCATAGCCGCATACGCGTCGCTCGTCTCCGTCCACGTCGTCACCGGAAGCGACACGGCACCGATGTTCGTCTTCGTGACCGTGGTGGGTCGGCTCGTGTTCACGAGGGAACCGTTGCTGACCTGCTCGCCGTTGACGAAGACGTTCGTGAACTGGGTGCTCGCCGTGCTCCAGTAGCCGGTGGCGGTGAGGATGATGCAGTTCGCCGCCGCCGAAGCGGTACCGTACGTGTTCAGGCTCGCGACGCCATCCTGATAGCTGGTCGATTTCGCCGTGAACCAGCCAGACGCGGCCACGCTCTGGTACACCCATTGGAGGAGCGTGGCGGACTGGTTGATGGCCTTGAGCACGCTCATAGTGCCGGAATTCACCGTGGAGCGCGCCATACGGGCCAACAGCTTGCCGTTCTTGCAGAACTCCAGCAGCTTCGCCGTGTCCTTCGAGAGCGCGGTCATCTGCTCCGCGTCGGTCACGTCCACCTCGTCCAAACCCAACGCCCGAGCGGCTTCGGAGGACAACCGGATGCACGCGGCCGCGAGGGGACTGTCCTTGACCTGCGCGAGCACCGTCGCGTTCGACTGCAACTCGTCCAACGTCAACGTGTCCACGCCCAACGCCTTACAGGCGACGGCCACCGCATCATCGGCGGGAACCATCTGCAATCCGGCCCTCGCGTGCAACAGGAGCACGTCGGTCGAGGTCAACTGGTCGGTGGGCGTCTCCTGCACGCCACCGCCCGCAGGGGTCTGCACGATCATGACGCGGCTCCCTTCAACGCGGCCAGCCGGACGATCAGATCGGCGGTCGGCTTCGATTTCACATCCACGCGAATCGACCCCGCCGGAATCGACTCGTCGGAATCGTGATCCAGCACGATCGGCTGGCAGACGCCCCACAAATCCTGTTGGGCGCGCACGGGGGGAGCGCCCGCCACCATCGACGCGGGAAGATTCGTGACGGCCTTCGTGACGGACAACCCATCACCGAACTCGGCCACCGTGAACGTCACATCCGTCATGCCGCCCACCAGCGCGACCTGAGCGGCAGCGGCCTTGGCCGTCGAATCCGCCGCAGACGCGGCAGTTTGAGCCGCCGTGGCGGTCGTCTGCGCGGCCGTAGCCGAGGACACAGCCGTATCGACCTTCTCCGACAGGCCGGTGGCCTCGTTGTACGCGTCGGTCGCGGTCGAGTGGGCCGCGTCCGCGATGCCCGACGCCGCGTCCCACACGGGCTTGCCCTCCGCGACCGTCTGCGCGGTGCGGGTGATGATCGTCTGCTTCTCCGCGAGGCTTTCCACGATCGACCCGAGGGTGACGACGCGGGACCCCGTGACGAGGTCCTGTTTGATGCCGATGGCCCGCGCCTCCAACCGCAGGTCCGGCGTGAAACTGGTGTCGATGACCTGCACGGCGTCGCCGATGGTCAGGCTCTCGTCCATGCCGGGGATGTCCGTGACCTCGGCCTCGTAGGAGACCGACGGCGCGGACAAGGTCTTCATCTGCTCCAACGCCTTGTCGTACAGGGCGCCGGGGTCCTCGATGTCCGTGTACGAGACGCTGCCGATCAACGGACGCCGGTCGCCGTCGGGCCCGGCGACACCCCACCTGTCCAGTATGCCGGGGTCCGCGTCGATGTACGGTTTGCCGATGATGGGCTCGACCGTCACCGGGCTTTCCGTGCCGTTAGTCTCGTCCTTCACGGTTTTGCCGAACGCGTAGAGGCGGGTGACGGGTTCGCGCGCGTCGAACGTGCGGCGCACGCTCTTCAGGTCGGCCGAATACTCGAACCGGGACACGGGCGTCGTGGAACCCCGGTGCCGGGTGAGGTTCACGTACCGTTGCCCCACACTGTCCCTGGTGGATTCCATGCGGATGGTGGTGGAGATCTCCAAGCCCCATGTTTTCGCGACCTGCTGCAATGCCGTCCATCCGCCGGTCCCGGGGTCGAACGACACGTCATGCAGCACACGCGTCCCATGCTCGTCCGTCTCGTCGAGGTCGCCGACATACCAGCGTGTGCCGTTGATGCACGCCTCGGCGGCGCGGCGCACGCCGATCCCGGTCTCGTGGAAGCCGTGCTCGTCGAACATGCTGGTCGAGTCCAGCTCCTGCACGCTGTTGACCGCCTGTATGTTGCCGGACGGTCCGGCGTCCTGCCGGATGTCGTCCGGCGCGGTGACCCGGTACTCGCACCAGCCGTCGTAATCCTCGAACACGATGTACATGCCCTTGTCGACCGTTCCGGCGCAGTCCGCCTGGAACGAGTCCTTCCATGAGTCGCCGATCGTGCGTTCCCGCACCGCGTTCCACAGGTCGAGCGTGGGCGCCTTCTGCACGCCCATCGAGTCGAACAGCATGAACCGTATGACCACGGCAACTCCCCTTAGATCATCCATTTCGGCGTGTAGGTGACGGTCATCTCGCCGGCGCTGATCGTGCACGACATGAATCCCGGGACCAGTACCGGATAGTCCGAATCGACCGACGGCAACAGCACGGCGTCGCCGATCCGGCTGACGGGCTTGCGCCCGGTGCAGTCCACGACCAGCTGTTCGGCGCCGTTGAAATCGTGGTTGAACACGAGCTGCCGGTCGCCGAACGTCAGGTAGAGGCGTTTCGTGGCGGCCGGCGGCGTGGTCCGCACGAGCGGGCCTGTGGGCCGGTTGCCCTCGATGCGCGCGGTCGCCCCGTCCACGTCGATCGTGAACGCCAGCGGGGTGCCGTCCATCAGCGGCTCGCAGGATATGGTCAGGTCCGCGGTCAGGCCCTGGAAGCGGGCGTTCAGGTCACGGTGCTCGGTCCACGCTCCCACGGAGCACACGCCGTGCAGCGTGCCCGGCCAGAGCCTCCACCATACGGAGACCGTCGTCCCGTGCCATGCGGCGACCTTCCTCATGGTTTCGGTCGCCTCGGGCTCGTCGCCCGCCGTGACCAAGTGGATGGTCAGGTCGCGGCGGCCAGTGAGGATGTGCCCGGACAGGTCGTACAGGCTCGTGTCGACGGACCCGTACGTGCCGGGGATGCTGGTGTACTGGGCCGTGGGGGTCGCGGCCGCGAGCTCCGGGTTGTCGGCCAGCCACAATCCGAGCTTGTGCAACGGTTCGCCGTTGATGGTCAATCCGCTGCCGTCGGGCGGTTCGGGGTGTGTGACCCGCGTACGCCCGTAGGTATCCCAATCCATGTCAGACACCTCTCATCTGCAGTCGTCCGATCTCGTCGCTCATGGCGGGCGCCAACGCGATGGCCGCCGCCCGCGCGCCGGAGTAGGTCACCACGACCGGCAGCCGTTCGAGGGCCGTGGCCAGCGCGTCGACGAGACGGTCGTCGTCGGACGTGCCCGCGGTTTCCGTCCGGTACGACTGGTTCACGACCGTCGTGCCGAGGGGCCTCACTTGGGCGCCGGCGGGCAGGTTCAGGAGCTCCGGGCCCTTCTCGCCGACCATCGCGACCCCGTCGCGGATGACGGTGCCGCCCTTGGCGAGCATCGGTACGATGCCGCCGAGCGCGTACCCGCCCGGCCGATTCAATGCGGCCAGCGAACCGTAACGGTGGATCGCGTAGTTCAAGCCGGCGTAGATGTTCGCCAGCGGGTCGAGGATGCCGCGGGAACGCAACGGTCCCGCGTACGCGGCGAACGTCGACGGGATCGTCTGCATGAGGCCCTGCGACGGGTGGCCGGCCTTCGCGTTCGAATCCCAGTTGTTGATCGCGTTCGGGTTGCCGCCCGACTCCTGGTTCATGCGGCGCAGCACTGTCTGCAGCCATGAGGCGGGCTGGCCCAGCATCGCGAGGGCGGTCAGCACCTGCGGCGTCCACTGGGCCACGCCCGCAGACGCCTTGAAGTTCGTGACCATGCCCGACACCGCGCCACCGATGCCGGCGCCGATCGAGCCGATCGCGTCCTTCGCCTTGTCCGCCAGCGCCTGCGCCCACTTGACGGGCATTTGGACGATCATCCGGTTCCACGGGTTGGTCATCCACCCGGCGATCTGCGCCTTGACCGGCGCGAGAATACGATTGGTGACGAACCCGGACGGATTAGAGACGAAATCGGCCACGCCGTCGGCGATGTTGCCGAGTGTGGACTTGATCGACCCGACGACTCCGCCGTCCCTGAACGCGGGCATGGAGCCTGCGACCGCCTGCCTGACGGCCTTGGGGCCGCCCTGCCGGGCGAGACGGTTCATCATGTAGATCCAGTCCTTGCCCATGGCGCGCGTGAACTCGGGGCGCATGATAGCCTCGCCGCCGGAGACGGCGGCCATCATGACGTCACGGCCCGGCGTGTACCCGGGCATGACGCCGCCTCGCGCGAACTTCGGTCCGGCTGGCAGTTTCAGTTTCAAACCGACCGCGTCGGCCACACCGTTCCACACCTTGCGGATGCCGCCCTCGTACACGGTCTGCACGACCCAGCGGACCGGTTTGGCGCATGCCTCCTTCAACCCGTCCCAAGCGCGGGAGGCCATGTCCTTCATGTTCTGCATGGCCTTGCCGAGGTTGTCAACGCCTTGCTTGAACGGGTCGATGACGTTGCGGCTGATCCAGTTCCACGTCGAGGTGAACACGGATTTGATGCCGTCCCATACGGGTTTGACGACGTTGTTGTATAGCCAGTTGAAGATGCGACCCCAGCCCTGTATCTCACGGTTCCACGCGTCGATGACCACTCGTTTGATGATGTTCCACGCGGTCGTGAACGCCGTCTGGATGCCGTTCCATACAGGTTGTATCACGTTCGTGTACAGCCAGTTCCACGCGTCGCCGATCGCCTTGACCGCGGCGTTCCACGTGTCGAACACAGTGGTTTTCAACGTGTTCCACGCGGTCGTGCATGTCGACAGGATCGCGTTCCACACGGGTTGGATGATGGTGGTGTTCAGCCAGTCGAATGCGTCGCCTATGGTCTTCAACCCGTCCTGGAACGGTTTGATGATGTTCGTCTGGATGAATGACCACGCGCTGGAGAACACGTCTTGGATCGCGGACCATCCGGGCTGGAACACGTTCGTGTTCAGCCAGTCGAACGCCTTGCCCAATTCGGTCAACGCGAGCTGCCATGGGGTCAGCACCACCGTTGCGATCAAGGTGAACGCGGCCTTCGCGGCCGTGACGATCCCGTCCCACACGGTGGAAATGATGCCCGCCGCCGTCTGGGCGACGGATACGATCCCGTCCCACACTCCGGAGAAGAACGAGCCGATAGCGCCGAACCCGGTCTGGATCGCCTGCCACGTGGACTGGAAGAACTGGACGAACGGACCTGAGAACCACGCGCCCACCGCCTGCGCCGCGGCCATGAGGAACCCGGTAAACTGCGACCACAGCTTCCGGCCGGTTTCGGTCTGCGTGAAGAACCACGCCAACGCGGCGACAAGGGCTCCGATCGCGGTGACGAGCAGCATGACCGGATTCGCGTTCATGACCGCGTTGAACGCCGCCTGCGCCACCGTGGCGGCCTTGGTCGCGACACTGGCCGCGGTGGTGGCCAGATTGAACCCCTTCAACGCCGACACCGCCGCAGTGATGACGGTGTATGCCTTGAATGCGGCGAAGCCGCCGGCAATGGCGGCAAACGCCGTCTGCAGCAGCCCGGTATTATCGGCCGCCCAACCAGACAGTCCCTGCAGCAAACCGACAGCCGTCTGCACGGCAGCGGATACGGCATCCATCGCGGCGCTGACCAGTCCCGCGGCAGCGGAAGCAGTGCTGGCGCCGCTGGCGAACGACCCCATGCCAGTGACGATGGACGCGATCGTGCCCTCGAACTGCGCCATCCCTCCGATCCAGTCGCCCCACGCCGTGAAGAACGATTGGATGGCACCAGTGTCTGCCATCGCGGTGATGAATTTCGATACCCAGCCGACGACAGAGGAGAAGGCGGTGATGATCGGCGTGAACAGTCCACTGAATCCACTTATGATTGTGGAAAACGTGGAGACCGCACCATCACCTGTGGAGAAGCCGGAAATCATCGAACCCAGCGATCCGACGAATGCCTGCACGGATCCGGACGCCGATTGAAGGGTGGCCGACAGCGTCTGGAACGCGTCGGAGCCTTGGACTGTCGACCATGCCTGACCGATCGCATCACCCAATTGTCCGAACACTCCGACCAGCCCGCCCACCGCGCCAGCAACCACGGCGAACACGCCGGGGGCCGCGTTCGACAATCCGTTCATCGCGTTCGTGATCGACGGCATGGCCTTGTCGACGATCTCGACGGTGCCTTTCTGGACTGCGGCCTGCAGGTTGCCCCATGCTCCCTCGAACGTACTCGTGCTGGTAGCGGCCTGCTTCGCGACGTCCGAACTGCCGAGCTGCATCACCGCGTCATTGAACTCCTGCGCGGTGATCTGGCCTTTTTCCATGGCGTCCCTGAAGTTGCCGACATACGCGCCGTTGGCCTTCATGGCCTCCTGCAGTTTGCCGGACGCCCCCGGGATCGCGTCGGACAACTGGTTCCAGTTCTCCGTCGTCAACTTCCCGGCGCCGGCCGTTTGGGTCATGACCATGCCGACCGACTTGAATGTCTCTGCGTTGCCTCCGGCCACGGCGTTGAGGTTGCCCGCCGCCTCGGCGAGCTTCTCGAAATTCGGGACACCGTTGCTGGCGAGCTGGGCGGTCATGTTCTGAATGTCGCTCAGATCGTACACTGTCTGGTCCGCGTACCGTTGCACGCTGTCGGTCAGTCCGGCGATCTGGTCTTTGCCCATGCCGGCGAACTGCAATGTCGACGCGAACTTCTTGGTCGCATCCGACGCTTCGACGGCGCCGGACACGATGCTGCCGAACGCGATGCCGCCCAACGCGGCGGTCGCCACGCCGGCGAGGCTCTTGAACATGCCGCCGACGCCCTTGATGCCCGAGCCGAACGCGCCCTTGAACCCGCCTCCGGCCTTCTCGCCGGCCTGCTTGCCCGCGTTCGCGGCGGCCGGGTTGAACGCGGACGCGATGTCCTTCTGGATGCCGGGCATGGCCGGCAGGATCGTGACGAACGCCTTCGCGACCTCGACTCCATCGCTGCTGGCCATGCGCCGCCTCCCTTATCTGTTCCTGTGTTTTTCGGCGGCCTTGCGATGCCACCATTGGTTGAACCGGCTTGCCGGGATCGGGTCCCGTCCGTACCGTTTCACGTTCGAGCGGACGCCGGGACGCGGTATCGGCTCCGGCTTCCTCGGTTTCGGCCTGCCCTTGGGCGTGTCCCTGGCGGCCAGCTCCCAGCGCAGCATGTTCACCGCGTCCACCAGTGCGGCGGTCAGCATGTTGGCGCGCGTCCACCCGGCCAGTTCGGGCCGGGTCTCCATCAGGAGCGTGCTGTCCGGGCCGAGGTACTGGACGAAATGCCTCAGACTCGTCCAGTTCAGACGGTCGGGGACATCATCGAGGGTGTATCCGGTGCGGGTGAGGAGGTCATGGTCGAGGGCGCCCCCGTGCTCGTCGCAGAGACGGAGGAGCCCCGCGATTCCCCCAGATCACCGTTGGACGCGTCGCTCCACGCGGACATGATCGCCTGCGTGAAGCTCAACGGTTTGTCGTCGAGGTCGAGTTCGGGGCAGTACTGGGCGAACACGCTGCTCATCCAGTCGTCCGCGGCCGTGCCCCTGGCCTGCTCGTCGTCGATCGACTGCAGGTCGAGGTAGGCGCGCACCAGCTTTTTCGGCAGGTATTCCATGAGCGGGATGTGGTGCACGCCGTCCACGCCCGGGACCGTGAAGTCGAACGTCTGGACCTGCGGTACGGCGATGTTGACGATGTTCATGAGTGTGCCTTTCTTCAAAAACAAGTGCCTTTCTCCGTGCGAATGAGGGGAGGTTCCCCGCGGGGCGAAGAAAGGTTAAGAGACCCCGCGGGGAAGAATTAGGACACCGACCCCGAGAGGTCAGATGGTGTAGGGGATGTTGGTGAACAGCCAGTCCGACGCTGGCAGGGTCGCGGCCCATGCCTGTCCAAACAGAGTGTGTTTCAGGTGATGCGGGTGAGCGTGGGCGTGATGGTCGCGTCAACGGTCACGTGTGAGACGACGCCGGCGCGCATCAGGTACGTGCCGGCGTCGACGGTGCCGCGATTCGGGTTCGCGGTGAGGGTCGAGAGTGTCGAACTGGTCTCGCTCGTCTTGATTAGTGACGCGTAAACGCCGCTATTGGGCGTGGTGGCGGACAGTTCGTAGTCGCCCGCCTCCAACGTGATACGGGCATCACATGAAGCCCAACCGGTCGCCGTGCCCTTCGCGCGCACGCCGTCACCATCCTGCGTGAACGTGATGCCGTTGCTTGTGGTAGGCAGGGCGGGGTATCGCCATGGGATCAGTTCATGCCCCCCCGTTGAAGCTGATGTCGGCGGGAGCCTCGAACGGCAGAAGCGTGCTGCCGGTGTTGCACATCGGCTTGACGTTCGTGACGGTGAAATCGCTTGCGGTGTTGTGTCGTCGGATTGCCATGAACACGGTTTTCGCGTCGGCTGGCACCACGCCCGTAGGCTTGAAGCTGTTGCGGGCGGGGCTGGTGAACATGTGCGTGGCGGCCGTGTTGCCGTTGAATTGCAACATGATTTCGAGTTCGTCGGGTAGGTCGTAGCATCCCAGCGTGAAGGTGGTGCCCGGTGGGAATGCCGCGATATCCTGTTCCCATTTCAAGCCCGTCCAGCCGGTCGCTGCCGTGCCGGTGAGGTTCAGCGTGCCGTCCTCGTTTACGGTCGCCTTGTCCCCGTTGAAGCCTGTGGCGGGACCATACCTGAGCATGTTCGACACGACCGTGACCGGTATCAGGGCCGTCACGGCCGAATCGGCCGTGGAAGCGACGGTGAGGGTGGCGGTACCATCCTTGACGGCGGTCAGCGAGTACCCGCCCTCAACGCTCTTGACCGACACGATGTCGGGATGGTCGAATACCACGGTCACGTCCTGTGGCGCCCCTTCGGGTAACACCCGTATATCCAATGCCACGGTCTCCCCGACCCGTAGGGTGACGGGGTTGGGAGAGACCGTGATGGATTCGGGGCCTACGCTAAAGGGGCAGGAAGCACCGCCTCGCCCTTGCCGCGAGACTTCGCGCCCTGCACGGTCACGTCCACGACGGTCGCGACCTGCCCTTCGGTGCCGGACACCTCACCGTTGGCCGGCCATGCCAGCCAGCCGTCTGCGGTCGCGCACACCGTGTCATATGCGACGGTCGGCTTCGCGTCGGCGTCGGTGATCATGTAGCGGCGCTGGAGACCATCGCCGACCGCTTCCGTGACCGCGAGGGTCTGACCGCCCTGACGGGCCGTGGCCGTCACCGTCAACGCGTCCAAGCCGAGCACGGTGAAGTCGAGCGTGGCCGACTGGTCGCCCGCATGCACGGTGATCGTGGTCTCGCCCTTCTTCAACAGGGTCAGAATCTTGCCGCCCGCAGGAGCACCGGTCTTCGTGAACGCGGCCACCTCCGGCGTGCTGGATTCCCATGTGAGGGTCTTGTCCGTCGCGTCGTCCGGCGTGACCTCGGTCGTCAACGTCACATCCGAACCCTCCACGCCCTGGTTCACGGTGCTGGTGATCCTCACCGTCTCGACCGGCACCGGGGCTACGGTGACGGTCAGATCGGGGGATGTGACGCCATCCACCGTGGCGGTGATGACGGTGGAGCCGGCCGTCTTGCCGGTCACGACGCCATCCGCTACCGTGGCGACATCCGGCTTGCTGGACGCCCACACGACGGTCGGCGTCTCAACCGGTGAATCATCCCCGTAGACAGCGCTGGCTTTCAGTGTGATGGTGCGTCCGATCAGCACCTCGGTCGGCGCGGCTCCGCCGTCAACGGCGGTGACCGTCACCGACTTCACGCTTTTGGGGCGACAGTCACCTGAGCGGAAGCGGTCTTCGCACCATCATTCGTGGTGACGGTGACGGTCACCGGGTCCGCGTTCTCCTTCACGCCATGCACGACCACGGTCAGCGGGGAACCCACCTTGATCTGCGCGGTGGCGGTCTCATCATCCGAGGATGCGACCGTGTACGTCTGGTCGGTCGCATCATCCGGGGTGAACGCGACGGTGAGGTCGACGTCCTCGCCTTCGGTGACGGTCGCGGTCTCCGGGGTCAGGTCCACGCCGGTGACCGGCTTCTTGACAGGGGCGACGCCGATCTTCTGGCCGTCGTCGAGCAGGATGTAGATGCTCTTGCCGTTCGCGTCCGGGTAGGTGGCCAAGTTGATCGGCCACGGGATCGGATCGGTCGCGTTGAACGTGATGTCATCGAATGACGTGGGCTGGGCGTCCGGCACGACGATCATGACGCGCGCGTCACCGTCCTTCATCCGGAACAGCCAGCTCTTGCGGGCGGGCAGTTCGGCGCCGATGCCGACGCGGACCTGCGTGCCGTGCTGGTCGTTCGCCTCCGCGGTGACCTCCACGTTGTTGTCTCCGAACGCGTTCCTCAGCTCCGCGATGCCGGTCTCGATGTACGTCCATGACAGGGAGCCGGAGAACGTCTCGAGCACACGGCGCACGAGCGCGCCGCCCCACTCGTTGATGTCGTTCGTGCTCACGTCCGGCGTGAGCGTCAGACCGTCCGAGCTCACATAGCCGGAATCGCCGTTCGTGAACGCCTCGTCCAGCTCGTCGTCGATGGTCTGCGGCAGCGGCGTGCCGATCGGGGCCGACATGATCGCGCCGGTCACCTTCTGGTCCGGGGTGCCGACCAGCACCTTCTTGGCGTTTACAGCCATGATTGTCTCCTCCTTGATATGGGAAAACTGTGGTTTATCTGATGTCCGCCTTCACCACGGCGGTCAATGAGAACGAGCATCGGGGGATGCTCGGATGGTCCGGGTCGGGGTTCTCGTACGGCAGGGACAGCGCGCTCACCGTCTTCCAGTCGGTGAGCGCGTCCTGGTCGTAGGGGAGCCGGGCCGTGAGCATGTGCGCGTCCAACGCGGCGTCCATCGCCTGCTTCCACGTGGCCGCGTACACGTCCACGGACAGGGTCACGGAGTCCACGACGATGCCGTGCCGGTCGCCTCCGAGCATGCGTATCCACGCGAACGGCAGCATCCGGTCGAAATCCTCGCGCAACGGCGAGCATCCGACGTTCAGCCGCACGCCGGCCTCATCGGACAGGGCGTCGAGGTCGAGGCGCAGCCGGTCGGCAGCGTCCACGGTTCTGACGAGATTGCCCATACGCTCATCCCCTCAGACTGGTTTCGAGCGTATGGTTCAGGGCTTGGTCCTTGCGTGCGAGCCACCCGTGCGGGTGCGCGTAGCAGACGGGTCGTCCGCCGCCGCGTCGGCCGTACTTGCCGTGCAGGCCCTCGGTGGACCGGTAGTCCTGTACGACGGGTTTGCGGCCGGTGCTCACGCGCGGCCCCCTGTATAGCACGTTGGCCCGGTGCGCGATGTCGGCGCCGGTCCGGTCCACGAGCTCCTGCACGCTCTGGCTGTTGAGGATCTCGCCGAACGCCTTGCGGTTGAACTTCAGTCGAACGTTTTGGGCCATTGTTCACCCCTTCCAGTCGACGAGCTGCATGTGCAGGTGGTCGATCATGCCGGTCGGCCCCCTCCACGGCTGGACGCCGTCCTCGACCGCGTACGGGCGGCCGTCGATCAGTATCCGGTCGGACGGTTGGATGTCCGCGTCCGGGGGCAGCCATACGTTCCAGAGGACGGTGCGGTTCTCGACGCGCGTCCCGTCCGCGGACAGCTGCATGCCGCCCGGCTGGATCTCGCACCCGTCTATCGTGTGCGGTTCGGCGTGCTCCCAGTCGCGGATCATGCTCCCACGCTCCCCGATGAGGGGCGCGCGTTCCACGGTCAGAGGGGTCCGGCACCAGTCGAACAGGCTCATGGCGTGTCCGCCTCCCCGTTCGACAGGTCGATGCTCCAGAACCGCTGGACCCCGCACCCCAACTGCTGTTTCTCGTTGTTGTACAAAAACAGGGAGCCGTTCGGGTTGCTGTACGTCAGGCCGATGCTGACCTGACCGACCGACTGGCTGGCCTGCGTCACGTCCGCGCCCCCGTAGTCGGGGGCCGACATGGCGCGCCTGACCATCGCGCATGTGATGCGCTTCAACGTGGCCGGGGACGCGGAATACCAGCGTGGGCATTGGGTCATGATCACGTCGGCCGCGTCCTCGATCAGCACCTCGGCGCGGTCCCGCTCCTCGCTGGTGAGCGCATGCCACCGCAGTTCGAGGTCGTCGACCGTTGCGAACGGCGGCGTGGGCACGCTCATGCCCGGGTCGACGTCTTCCGGTTCGCTCATGAGCGGCCTCCCTCCTGCTATTTGGCGGCCATGAGGCCGGCGTTGACGAGCGCGTCGCGCAGGGCCACGTACTCGGCCTTCGTCGGACCGGCCCCGGCCGGGTCGGCGACATGCGCCGCCTGACGGACGATGCCGGCCGCGGTCGGCGTGGCGGCGGCTGGCGCCGCGGGCAGGTCGACGAAATCAAAGCCAGTGCCATCGGCCTTGACCTTCGGCACCTTCCCGTGGCCGGTGTTGCTGTCATAGGCGGCGAGCTTGATCGGGGTGACCGCGCCGGTCGCGATCTTCTCCGCGGTGACGCTCCCATCCGCCGGCGTGGCGGGCTGGGACGAGCCGCCGCCCGTGATGTCGACCGGGTTGCCGTTCTCGTCGAACACTGCGACCGTGGCGATGAGCTCGCCCGGCTCCGGCTTGTCCTGGTGCACGAACTGCACCTGTCGGTTCAGACTCATGACGGCCTCACTTCGTGGTCGGGGCCGGTGCCGCCGCCTGCGGGGCGATCACGAATGCCGGGAAACGCTTCGTCTTGTCGGGCTGCACGTCGTTGATCGGGTTCGCGATCTGGAAGCCGACGCGGAACACGACGCGCATCGCGACGCAGTCCTGCTGCGCGAGGTTCAGCACGACCTTGCCGTTGTCGTCCGTGATGACCGCCTGGTCGAGCATCTTGTACGTGATGTCCTGGCGGATGCCGATCACGAAATTGCTCCAGTCGGCGCCGAGCAGCACGGCCTTCGTGGTGTCCCACGCGCCGTTGTCGACCTCGTTGAGCCCGTACCCGTACAGGGTGGACGGGGTGCCGGACGCGAGCGACGGCACGTAGATCGGGCTTCCGTTCGCGTTACGCAGGCCGATCAGCTGCCAGTTGAGGCCCGGCTGCGACGCGAAGCCGTTCATCGCGAACCCCTGTTCGGCGAGCTTCTGGCCCATCGTGGCCACGTCCTTGGCGAGATCCTTGCCCTGCGTGAGCGTGTTGCCGGCCGCGATGGCCTGCGGGACGATGCCCTCCGGGAACGAGGCGGGCTTGTCCACGCCGAACAGGGTCGCCTGATCCAGCTTGTAGCCGAGCGCGGCCGCCAAGCGGGGCTGGACCTCGGGCCACAGCGGGATGCCGGAGTCGGCGATCACGGCCTCCGGGATCGGCACGATCGCGGCCATCTCCTCGGCCGTGATGCTCAGACCGCTCCACGCCTGCTTCGTGGTCTGCTTCAACCCGGTGTCGCCGCCGACCCAGTAGGCGATCGGCTTGGAATCAAGCACCGGCTGGGTGCGCGTACGCGTCGACATGCGGATCTGACGCATGCGGGTCAGGGACACGCTGGACTTCGGCGCGTCCTGGATGATCTGGGTCGAATACTCGGTGGGGATCAGACCGCCGCCGAGATCGCCGCTGGTGATGATGGAATTCACATTGGAAGCCATCTGACTGCTCCTTTCGGGATAGCGGATTATGAAGGGGGTTACTTGTTATGGAGGAACTCGTCACGCAGCCAGTCGCCGGAGCCGCCGGATGGCGGCTGGGACGGCTGCTTGCCTTCTCCCGGCACATGCACGGCCGGGCGCGTCTTCTCTGCGATGTACTCGCCGATGGCCTTGGCGTTGGCCTGCATCTCCTCGAGCGTGGAGCCGAACACGAGCGAGGCCGGCAGCTTCGACTCCTCGGCGACCTGAGCCCGCCAAGCGTTCGTCTGCTTCTCGGCCTTCAGCTGGTCGAGCTCCTTCTGGAGACGCGCGGTTCTGGCTTCGGCCTTCTGCGCCTCGCTCATCTGCGATTCCTTGAGCTGTTGCAGCTCGTCGGCGGCGGTCTTGTTGGCCTTCGCGCGCTTCTCCCACTCGCGCGAGTGGGCGAGCGTCTCCTCGTACTTGGCCTTCCAGTCGGGTTCGGGCTGCCGCGCTTCGCCGTTCGGCTCCTGCGCCTGCTGGTCTCCAGTCGTTTCCTCGGCCATGGTTCCTCCTTGGGGTTAGGCCCATGCGGGCATGAAAAAAGCCACCCCGTGCGGGATGGCTGAAAAATCGAAGACGGACCGCCCCTATCGTGGTCTATGCGGGCATACCCGCAGAAAGGAGGCCAATCCGTAGTGACAAAGATCAAGCTCAACGCGAATGCGTTGAAGAAACTCGGCGAGCGGGCCGTGAAACAGTATGCCGCCGAGCATCGGCATGAATGCGCCTACTGCCATAAGCGCATGCAGCCACCGGCGAACCTGCCGCCAGACTCGCTGCCGGTCTGCGGTAAGTGCGCCAAGGCTCACGGCTTAGTCTGAATGCTCAGAGTCGGAGCGGTCGCCGTCATCGTATTTGTCGATGACGGCGACCATGTCCAGCAGCATACTTCGCATCACGCTCAGATCCGGTACGACCTTCACCGAGACGTTGGCGGTCTCTGCATGCTCGTCTATCATGGTGTGCTCCTTATACGAGAAAAGCCACCGAAAGGTGGCTTCGTGAAAGATGTTTTGGCTATTGGGCTGCGGCCGCTTCCTTGGCAAGCGCGGAGAACACACGCCGCGCCTCGTCGTCGGACAGCGCTTCGGGTTTGTGCCGGATGCAGTATTCGGCCACCTCGTTGCTGTTGATCAGACCGCCGTAACCTTCCTTCCTGCGAATGGCGACATGACGAAGAATCCGGTATCCGTCCTCATATGATTGCAGCATATCGACATCGACGTGGGCGGGAATCTTCTGCGCTTCATCCCAAGGGAGTTCGTTCATCCAATCAGGACAAGGCTCACAGTACTCATAGAATTCATGCTTCATATCTGTCTCACCTCGATGATGGTTATCGGCCTGTCGTCCAATGATGCATCGATATCGGACGCTTTCCCGTTCGTGACACTGATGATCCGGTAACGATTCCGGCCCGAACTGAGGTATTCGTATTCCATCCTATTCTTTCCGAGCCCCTTGTCCACGGAGAGCATGTTCTTACCTCCATGGGGCATGATGATGACCACGGATGAATCAAGGGAGGTGCGAGGGGTGGCGAATGTCTCGATAGCGGTTTTTGCGCTTGATGACCATGATGATAGTGCGTGTTCGTTGAGCTCCTCGCCGGGAAAAGCGTTCAATATTGTCTGCCAGTCATCAGAGTTCATGCTCAGTCCCCGGTAAAGGGTTTTCCCAGTCGAGTACCCTTTGACCGATTCCTCGAGAAGGTCTCCCTCCTCCCGGTAGCGGTCGATAAGACCTTCCCATGTACGGGGTGCTTCACCGTTCTGCACTTTGCGGATGTTGGTGTAATCGTTCCGGCTCCAGCCATTAAGCGAATTCCAAGCATCTCCTTCAAATGGTTTGCTGGGCTGTTTTTCCTTGTAATCCGGTATGGGGCGCTCTGTCGGGATGATGCCGTCGCGTTCGACACGGTCGACGAATTCGTCGGGGTGCAGGTGGCGCATGAGGTAGGTGATGGAGTTGGCGTTGTTCGGATCCTCCGGGCCGTACCACGATTTCCTGTGCTTCGGCTCGAGATAGGGTTTGATCCTCAGCAGCCCGTCCATGAGCTTCTCGGGCACCGTATGATTCTCGAGCATGCGCCGTGCCTCGAGGTACCGCTTCTCGTACTCCTTGTCGTCGTACCCCGCAACTTTCGGGTTCTTCCTGTCCCAGCTGGGCACGGGCACGCAGTCGCAGTCATGGTGGTACTGGTTCATCGCTCCGGCGGCCTCGGCGCTCGAGTACACGAACCCTCGGCCGGCGAGCATCGCGCAGAACGCGCACGTCACGGCACCCTGCGGCACGCGGGCGAACCGCGGCTTACTGGGGTCCTTTTTGACGGCGCGCGTGATGGTCTCGCGGCCGCCGGCCTTGACCCACCGGTCCATGGCCGCGTGCAGGCCGCTCAGCATGAGGTCCGGATTCGCGGGCGTGTTCTCGTCCTTGTCCCAGAGGTTGCCGGCCAGACGGCGGACGGTCTTGCGCATCGGCACGTCGTCGGGGTCGTACGTGGAGTCGGCCGAGTACCCGTCGTCCTTGAACCATTTGGCGCGCATCCGGTCGTACCATTCGGCCGCGGCCACGCTCCCGAGGTTCCCGTACTTGCGGGCGATCGCGGGGACGAGGTCGAGCAGGGCGTTGCGGATCTCGGCCGGGTCGTCGTACATGTTGTAGACCGTGTTGAACACCTTGGTCAGCTCAGACTGCGCCTGGCGCACCGCCTCCAGTTGGGCTTTGGTCAGGTCGTCCACTTGGCTGCGGCTGGGTGTACGGCTGCTGCTGTCCGCCATCGCCGCCTCCGTTCACCGCTGTGTTCGCCGGCTGGTTGACCGCGTTCGAGTTGACGAGCCTGTCGAGCACCGCCGCCGCGTTCTGCTTGTTCTTGTCCGACAGGAGCCGTGTGATCTGCGAGTCGGTGTAGCCGAGCATCTCGAGGATGACCGTCGAATTCGCCAGCCACGGGATCGCCTGCACCTGCTTCAATACGGCGTCTGCCATCGCGGCCTGACTCGGCCGCTCGGGGTTGCGCCAATTGACTTGAAGATTGCGCAGAGAGTCCTCGTCCACGCTCTCGCTGGCGATGCGGAGCATGTCCTTGGCGGCTCGTCGCAGTTGCGCGCCGAACGCCTCGCATGTGTTCCTCGCCTCGATGGCGAGCTCCGTCTCGGCTGCGGCGATGGCCTCCGCGCTCGAGGGGCCGGAGTCGGTGAGCACTCCCAGCTGGGCCATGGGCACGCCGGTCGCGCCGCTGAAACGGCCGGCGAGGGCGCGCAGCATGTCCGTGTGGGGTGCCATGGTCATCTGTTCGAACTGGCCGATGGTCGGCAGGTTGTCGTTCTCGTCGCGGTTGACGACCAGCATCTTCGAGACCGCGGCCTGCCAGCCGGTCAACGGTTTGCCGTCCTTGCCTACGGGAGGGTCCGCGCCGAGCAGATAACGCTGCGGGCTTGAGTAGAATTCCGCGGACACCTCCATGCGCAGCATCGTGCGCACCGCCGTGTCCGTCAGGCTCATCACCTCGCGGCTGATACGGCTGCGGCCGAACGGACGTTCGAGATCCTGATGGTAGGGGAGCATGTACACGGGCACATGGTCGGTGATGCTCGTCGGGATAGGAGCGTCCGCCATGTATGTCATTTCGCCGGCCCGGCGGATGCGGATGGTGACGCCGGGCTCGTAGAGGAACAGTTCCACCGGGACGACGATCTGCAGTTGCGCGTACATGTCCCAGTCGATGTCGGAGACCGTCAGCGCGGCGGTGAGGCCTCTACGGCGTGCGTCCCAAATGCCGGTGGCGTACAGGGCGCTGCGGAACGAGACGGCGACCGGCGAATCGATGTGGTCCTCCGGTTCCGCGGAACGGACCGCGAGGAACGAGCAGCAGTGGGTGAGCCCGCTACGTATGGCCTGCGGCAGCGTCACGTTGAAGTCGTTCGCGTCGAGGATCTCGTCCAGTCCGAGCGGGTTGCGGTCGTCGCCGGTGGTGACGAACCCGTCGAACCGCACGCGGTTGGCGAGCACGTCCACGGCCTTCTGCGGCCAGCCGACCACCTCGTCGATGCGCGTCATGCTGTCAGGCACCGCGATGTCGAGGTTCTTCAACCGGTTGCGACCATCGTAGTAGGTGGTGCGCAGCAGATTCCTCGTGAGCTTCGATGACCATTGACGGCACATGATCTGCATGTCGTTCCTGTATTCGTCTGGCAGGTTCGCCACGTTGACGTTGGCCAGATCGGGTACGAGCTGATGAGTCATAGTGCCACCGCCTTCGCCCGTCTGCCGGGATGTCGTTTCGATGTGAACGCGCCGTGCAAGGCGAGGGTACATGCCTGCAATGGGCTGATGTCCACGTCGCTGCCTTTCTTGTTCCACGCCTTCATGCCGTTCGGCCCGAGGTCACGCAACGTGGCCCCGTTGACGGCCATGCTCAGCTGGGGTTGCTCCTGTGCGTTGAAATGCTGCAATGTGCCGGCCTGAACCATGTCCAATACGCGGCCGGTGGCCGCGCCGAGATCGCGCGTCTGCGTGACCGTGACCCTGACGTGCCGTTTCATCAGCTCGTCCACGAGGCTCATGGCGGGCGACTGCGCGTCGATCACGACCGCGCACGTCCTGGGCCAGCGCTCCTCGAGCCAGTCGACCGCCCACATGACGCCATCCTTCGCGGTGTCCCGGTACTCCTGCAATGTGATGAACGCGGTGTCGTCCTCGTGCTTGACGGCCATGCCGACCGCCAGCGACCGCCGGTCCGGCGGCATGTCCAACCCGAACGCCAGCCGGCCGTCCAAGTCGGGGTCCTCGACCACGCCCCGCTCCCATAAATCCGGATCGATCGCGTGCGAGGTGACGGATTCGTCCCAGATGCCGAGCCCCTCGCGACGGAAGTTGTCCGGATCTCCGAGCATCTTGCGCATCCTGAGAATCGCGGTCTCGCTGGTGCGTTTCGGGTATGAGGGGTTCGCCTTCGCCCACTGCTCCCGGTCGTCCGGGTCCGCGTCGCGGTCGGCGGAGAACTCGATGTACAGCATGCCGTCGGTGTGGGCGAGCCCCGCGGCCCGCTTTTCCGCGAACGTGTCCGACGGATCGCCCGGCTGCGGGGGAGTGCCCATGAACACGATCAGCGGGTCCGGACTCACGTTGGTGGCGGGGATCATGTCGTTCAACGCCTTGACGGTGAGGATCTGAGCCTCGTCGAACACCTCCATGTCGACCGCGTCGAAACCACGGCCGAACCCTTGTTCGCGGGCGCCGAACATGATGCGAGACCCGTTGCGGAACGCGATCTCCTGCTGGCCGTTCGCACGGCGGATGTGATCCACGTAGCGGGCCATGAGCTTGTTCTGAGCGAACCCGCACATCGTCTGAAACGTTTCATCCGAGGTTCTGGTGCGGTGCGCGGTCCACAGGATCTTCAAGCCGGAGCGGCCGGCGCACAGGATGAACACCGCCGACCCGATCGTGAACGTCTTGCCGACCTGCCGGCAGATGCTGATGACAGCGCCGCCTTCGCCGCACGCATACCTCCCGTCCTCGCGTCGGCCGAACAGCAGGTAGAGCATGCCCTGCTGCCACAGGTCATAGTGGATGCCCATACGGGCCGCGGCGCGTTCGATTCGAGGGAAGTCACTGGAGACAACGCCGGACGGCCGGGAGAGCACATGGGCCAGTTCAGACAATCGACGCTCCTGCATCCGCGCTCACCCCCATGGTCTCGTCGTCCGCAGCGAACAGGTCGTTACCGCCGGACTGGGACTCCAGTTCGCGGCATACGGCGATGTACTGACGCGACAGTGCCGGCAGATCGCTCGCTCTGGTGCCCGGATCGTCCATCGCCTTGCGGAGCACGTCGCGCGTGTGGCGCAGCACGTCCTCCATGCTGTCGTCCATCATGCGCTCGAACTCGCGGCCGGTGAGAACGGAAGTCTTTGGCTTCGCCGGCGCCGTGTCACGCTTTTCCTCCACTTCGCCGCCGGCCCTTCGGCGTTTGCGGTATGCCTTCGCACGGCACGCCCCGGAGCAGTATTTGCTAGGGCTGCCGTGGTTGGACGGGGCGAATTCCCTGCCGCATTCGAGGCACTTCATAGGCATTCGTTCCTTCCGTCACGCTTACCGCGTCACGCTTGACCATTTCCCGGGGAGATATCGGCCCTATGCCGGTGGGGTGGGCCGAAAAACCTTTCGACCCCCAACCCCCCATATGGTCGTATGGTGAGATGTTTTGTTCATATGTTGAGGCGTCGGAATGGGATGGCGGTTGGTTTGGTTTGTGTGCCGGGTCCTTGGCCGTTGAGGATGCGTTGGACTTCGGTTTGGGCCCATTCGAGGGTTTTGTCGCTTTTGATCTCGTTGCACCATTTGTGGGCGAGGGCGAGGTTGGTCCATTCGTATGGGTTGCCGCCTTTGGCGACGGGGATGATTTCGTCGGTGACGGCGCACCATGGGTTGGGCCATTTGATGGTCTTGTCGACTGGGCGGCCGCAGATGACGCATGTGTCGTAGGCGGCTTTGACTCGGGCGGTGAGCTGGTTGCGTCGCCATCCGTTGGTTTTGCGCGGGTTGGGTTTGGTTCGCATGGGTTTGAGTCCTGGTATGCGAAGGCCCCGGTGGTTGGCCGGGGCTGTGTTTGTTGGTGGCTTGGGCGGGATTCGAATCCGCGGTGAAGTGGCGATTGGTTTGCTTCACACGACGTCTCCCGACGTCGTCCTTTAGGCCTCTCGGGCACGCAAGCCTTGATGGGTATGCGAGAGGCCTTGGGGTTGTTGTTCTCCAAGGCCTCACACTGATCCTGATACGGAGTATACCACGGGGTGGATTCAATCTACTGCCGCTTGGAAGTTGCTTTGTCGCTTGGGTGTTCCCGGGTTGCCTATATGCACTATTATTGGTATCATGTTGGTATGCCCAGCATCGAGAAGATCATCGCCGCCATGCGCAACAACCCCAAGGCCGTCCGCTTCGACGACGTGTCCAAGGTGTGCGAGCACTACTTCGGCGTCCCACGCAACAACGGCACGTCGCACCACGTGTACCGCACGCCGTGGCAGGGCGAGCCCTACGTGAACATCCAGCGCGGGCACGACGGCAACGCCAAGGCGTATCAGGTCCGGCAGATCCTCAGGGCCATCGACAAGAAGGAGGGCAAGTGATGGACTCGAACACCATGATCAACCACTACGCATACCGGGTGCAGTGGTCCAACGAGGACGGGGAGTACGTGGGCACATGCGCCGAATTCCCCGGCCTGAGCTGGCTGGACGAATCCCCGGCACAGACGCTCGCCGGCGTCCAGCAGGTCGTGCGCGAGGCCGTGGCCGATATGGAGCGCAATGGCGAAACCGTTCCGGAGCCGTTGTCCGACCGCACGTTTTCCGGCCGCTTCATGGTCCGCATCCCGCCCGAGGACCATCGAAAGCTCGCGTTGGAGGCGGCCGAGCAGGGCATCAGCCTCAACCGCCTCGCCACGCACAAGCTCACCGCCGTCTGATCAGCCCCGTCCGATCGCCATGGCCATCGCGAGCACTTCCCTGACGTTGAACTCCCAGTAGCCGTCCGAACCCTCCACGCGCTTCGAGGAGGGCAGCTTGCCCCGGTTCAGCCAGTTCGACACCGTCTTGCGGCTGACCTCGTACCCGTATTCCTCGCGGAGCCACTGGGCGCAGCCCGCCGGTGTGAGCGTCTTGTGGTATTTGTCGACGTCCCTTCGGGCCTGTTCGCGGATGTCGTTGACGTTGACGAGCGTGCCGCAGGTCTCGCAGATGCGGTAGAGCTCCTGTTTGGCGGCGGTGATCTCGCGGCCGCATTCGGGGCAGTGGCCGATGATGCGGCGGGTGCGTGGGCGTCGGTCGACGGGCACGTTCTCGATGCGGATGATGGCCTTGGTGATGCTGCGGAGTGATTGGCCGGCGTGGGGCGCCTGGCAGAGGTCGTTGAGGTGGGTTTGCATGCGGGTGATGAGCCGCTGCCATTTGTCGGTCCATGTGGCGCCGGTGTCGAACCAGATGTCCTGGAGCGTGTCCTCGATGTCGTCGAGCATGTCCTCGAGGTGCGGGTTGACTGGCAGCGGGGCGTCGCCGCCGTGGGCGTGTCCGCCGTTCGCGGGGTCGGTGAGCTTGTATTCGTGGCGTGCGAGTCGTTGGAGGAGCTGCATGTCGTGGCGGAGCCTGTGGAGTTGGGCCGCGTAGTCGCGTCGGCATGCGGCGCATAGGGTCCATGGGGTTTCGACGGTGTTCCGGCAGTTCTGGCAGGTGGTGGTCACAGGCTTCTCCGTCCTCTGGTAGAATCGAATACCGGGTGACATGTTATCTTCCGTTGTCTTCCGGTCTTCCCGTTCTGATTGGCGTCAGGGGAAGGCCATGATTATTTGTCGCGATAATTATTTATTTAATTAATTACTGAAATAATTATTTAAATATTTAATTATTGTATTAATTATTGGAACAGTTCGGGTTCGATGAACTCCGGGCCGGTGGTCCTCACGCTGGGGTGGCGCCGGCCGGCCTCCGCGAGGATCGCGTTGACCTCGGCCAGCGGCAGGTTGAGCAGGCGCGCGGTCTCCTCGGGCGTGGCGGCGTCGCGGGCATGCCAGCGGACGACCAGATCCTTGATGTTCTGTCTGGTCATGGTTTCATCTCCTCGAGCACGTTGATCGAGCGGAAGCCGGGGTGGGGGACGTTGTGGCCGGCCGGGTGGCGTTCGAGGACCTCGGTCAGGTAGTCCCAGTCGAAGCAGGTGGGCCCGTGCATGCCGTCGGGCTCGTATGACAGGTATCCGTCGAGGGTCTGGCCTTCCTGCGTGATCGCGATGAACCGGTGCTGGTTGAGTTCGCTCAGTGGCGTGTGTTTCCAGTCGATCGAGACGCTGACGTTCATGATTCCGCTCCCATGTAGTCGCTGCCGTCGGCGTGGATCCAATCGCAGGACATCGTCTGCGGGGTTCGGACGAGTCCCCGGGTGATGACGATGCAGGTGACGCGGCGTCCGTCGTCGGTCTGGTAGACGCGGGTCTCGGCGCTCGTGTCGGGCGACTGGGCGGTGCCGTCACCGGTATCGTTGCCGCATCCGGCGAGGATACCCACGAGGATGATCAGCAGGCACCCCGCGAGCACGCGCAGTTTACGGTGGACTATCGTATTGATGCTCATTCGTCCTCCCCGTAGAGGTAGTCATAGGTGGTGTTGGTGACGATGTCGATGAGGTCGGTGCGGAGGCGGTGTCGCATGCTGGTGTGGCCGCGCTCGTAGGTGTGGATGTCGGCGGCGCGCCCCTGATCGTCAAGGGTGACGACGGAGAGCGGCACGATCTCGATGTTGCCGGTTGTCTCGTCCTCGCACCGGTAGCTGATGCAAATGGTTTCCCTCATTGCCGTTCCTTACTCGTTGATGTACAGGGTGCCGGATATGGCGGGGTCAATCGTTCGTTCGAGGGTGATCGTGCACATTGTGCCGGTCTCGTCCCACGAGGGGTTCTTGACCACGCGAGCGTTCCACCGGGCGAACGCCTCACCGTTCCGGCGTTCCACGACCCGGAAAACCGTGTCATAGGCGATGTTGTCGAACTCAAACTTCCCGCTCATATGGGTTCTCCTTGTAATATTTATTTCTTTCTATCAACTTTTTCTTAATCTCCTCAACGCTTAATTCGTAGGGAATTACGACATGTTTATTGATGTGTGCTTCTGATGGGGAAAAAATGAACAAGTCGTGATGGGACTCGATGCATTCATCACAATAGTTGTTTACGAGGCATATGGAACTCATGAGCATATCCATGGAGTAACCGCCACCAGACGATACGCCGATTGCCTGCCATATGGCCTCACAGATTACAACCGCCTCACATAGATCGCGGATACCGGTTATTTCCACATACACACCATACGGATTACCAATGTCGCATTGGATGATTTTTGAACTATGGCAGCGAGAGGCTCGATGCTGTTCTGTCAGACTGCGTAGGAACAGGTCAAGAATCTTGGGTCCTTTTCCCGCACTGTGATAGTAATCAATACCTGCACACCAATATCCATCGAAGTCGCCTGTATCGTTTATCGCTACCATAAACGAATCTCCAAGATCGATGACTCGATGATAATCCCCATCAAAAGGAATAATGCTAGGCTCAACAGTTACGTCGGGGTATAGGCGTTGAATTTCTCGCCGCGACATCCGCCTTCTCGGGCCAAGGCAGCAGAAGTGCTCCCACCATTCATCGACTATGCCGATATCGTATCGTCTTTCCACCGTGCTGTCCGTAAGAGCGCCGTGGTAGGCACCGTGGCATCGGCAGCGGCAATGCTTCGACTCGTCACCGAGCGCGAGCAGACAGTTGGGCGTGCAACGGCCTTCGCGCAGGATAGATTCGACGGGCTCGACGCTCATTCGGTTTCCTCCATTTGGTTGATTGCGTTGATGATGTCCTCGGTGAGCAGGCGGGATTCCTGCCATGCGAGCTCGTAGGCGAGGATGAACACTTCGGGTTTGTGGAGTTGGGTCAGGTCGACGGGGAGCGTGGTGAGCGCGTGCATCGCCCGTTGGCGCGGGGTCGGGAAGGTGGTGCTCATCGGCTGTCCTTTCGTGTGCCGCGTTTGCGGCATCGGGTGCACATGTGGTCGGTGTTCCATTTGCAGCGTCTCCCGCAGCGTGTGCAGGTCTCCCAGTCGAACTTCCGCTGTTCGGCGTTGTGCCGCGCGGCCCGGCAGTAGCCGCACAGTCCGTCCGGGTTCTGCTTGCACGGGCTGCCGCAGAGCTCGCATACGGCGGTGACGCCGAGGTTCCGCAGGTTCGTGGTGCGGCGGCGTTGGTCGCGCGTGGATTGGCCGCTGCGGCAGTAGGCGATGTACTCGTCCAAGCTCATGCTCATGGTGTCCTCGATTCGCCGGTGTGTTCGCTGATGATGGTTTCCGCGGCCTGGTCGGGCGGGGTGCCGTCGCGGATGAGTTGGATGAGGCGGCGTTGGGCGGTCCATCCGTCCGACCCGTCGGGGAGCTTCTCGAGCAGGTGCCGGCCGATCCACGCGTCGCTTGGCAGTTCGGGTTTTGCCGGGGCGGGCAGGTGGTCGCGCCATTGGCCGTTGGTGAGCCAGTTCGCTGGCTGTGGGATGAACCTCGTGGGCTTGCCCTCGTCGCGGCAGGCTTTCGCGTACGCGGTGGCGGCGGCTTCGAGCTGGCCGGGTGTGGCTCCGGCGACGAGCGCCTTCGCGTACGCGTCGAGCGTGCGTTGCCGGTTGCCGTGCTTCGGGTACGCGGCCTCGAAGCGTCGGAATCCCTCGTCGCTGGTTTCGTCGTCCGTCTCCGGCCCCTCCGCGGAGGGGGTAGGGGGAGGAAGTATTTGGTTTTGGTTTTGGTTTAAACCAAGGAACTTCGTCCGAACTTCGTCCGAACGTTCGGTGGCTGTTCGGTCGGTGTTCGCGCGAACTTCGTCCGAACATGTTTCGTCCTGTTCGGGTGTGGACTTGTCCTGTTCGGTCGAACGCTTGCCCGCGCGTTTGCGGCTCATGCGTTCCTTTGCGGCCTCCCGCTCCGATTCCACGCTCTCCCTGCTGTTCTGGTGCTGGAGGTAGTCGTGGATCGCGTACATGCCGTCGTCGGTCCTGTCGACCAGTCCGGCGGCCACGAGCGTGAGCACGTCCTCGTCGTCGGCGCCGATGCGGCGCCATGCGCGCATGCTCATGATCCCGTCGTTCAGCTGGTCGGAGCAGTAGCTGATGGCGAGCGTCCACATGGCGAACGCGCGCGGGCTGCGTTCGATGAGGTCGTTGACCTTGTCGTTGAGCCACAGGCCGTTCGACAGTTTCGCGTATCCCTGTCGCGCCATGGTGTCACTTCCTTCCGCCGAGCCAGCCGATAAGGATCGTGAGCGCGAGCAGTGCGATCGTCAGGTAGAATCCGGTCATGTCAGTCCTCCGGCCCCAACGGGAGCCCGTGGTTGAACAGGATGAACAGTTCGGTGCAGGGCATGCCGATCAGCCGAGGATTGCCGTGATTGGGTTGCCGCGGCAAATCGATCAGCGACTGGGACAGAAGGGGCGTTGCGCAGTTCTTGCGCAGAAGCAGCCAGTCGGAGCGTCGGATGATGCCCAGCTGGTCGCCTCCCTTCCTTCAGTCGCGGTCGGTGACCCCGTCACGCTTCTTGATCAGCACCGGCCACGGCGAATCGATGTTGTCGGCCTCAGTCAGAGCCTGCTCGAACTCGGCGCGCACGTTGAGCGGCGCGCCCGATTCGCTGTTCGCGGTGGCCTTGCATTCGATGCACACCTCATCCATCGAGTAGTAGAGACCGCCGATATCGCCGTGGTCCTTGTGCCCGTGGAGCCGGTTGCGACGGATGCGCGCGTCCTGGAACGCCCATTGGAGCCATCGCTCCATCTGGGTCTCCAACCGGGTGCCCGCCGCCTTCGAGCTTTTGCGGTTCCTGCCCATCCTCGGCTCCCTTCCCCTAGAATTCGAGGCCGTAGTCGTCCTCGTAGTGTTCGCGTGTGCAGTCGGGGCAGTAGCCCCTCCAGTTCAACGGCGCCCCGCATCCGGGGCACGTGCGATCGTCGTCCACGTCCGGCGGCGTCTCGTCGTGGTACAGGTGCAGTCGGGTCATCGTCAGAAGTCGGTCCCGTCGTCCGCTCCGACGTTTCCCCACGGGTCCGTGGGAGCGTTGCCTGTCCATGGGTTGGCTGTCGGAGATGGGACGGTTCGCGCGCCGCTGCCGCCTTTGGTGTTGCGGGTCACCTGAGCCGAGGCGAACGTGAGCTCGGCTCCGACGTGGTCGGCGGTCATGTCGTAGGAGTATTGGGTGGAACCGTCCTGTGTCTGGTATTGGGTCTGGCGTAGACGGCCCTGTACGATCACGGTCGTTCCCTTGCTCAGTGACATGGCGGCGTTTCGGGCGAGACGGCCGAAGCATGCCACTCGGAGGGGGCATTTGTCGCCGTCCACCCAGTTGCCTTGCTGGTCCTGTCGTCGGGATTGTGCGATGACCGTGAAGTTGCACCATTCCTTGCCGCTACGGCCGGTGCCGGTTTTCGGATCGCCTGCTAGGTTGCCGACGATGGTGATGGTGGGGACGCTCATTGCTGTTCCTCCTCATGGGGTTTGATTGCGTCTTTGACTCGGGAGATGACGAGTTCCGGCGCGCTTAGCAGGTTCTCGGCGTCGATCTGCGACAGTTGGGCTGCGCTGCCGATGTCCTGGCCGCAGAGCGCCCTGAACGCGGCGTGCGCCTGATTGGTGTTGGTGACGCCGCCCTGTCGCAGCAGGTTGTTGATTCGCTGCGCCTGTTCCGTGCTGGCCATGACCTCGTTCTGCTGCGCGACCGGGGGGTCGGCGGGGGAGTCGTCCTCGACGGTGACGTGCACGCCCGTATCCACTGACGGGGCGGGGATTCGGTCAAGGTCGTGCATCTCGTCGGGCGTGTACGCGATGCCGTACAGGCTTTCGGGGCATGCCTCGCGGGCTACGGCGGTGATCGCACGCCATGTGAGCATCGTCAACGGCTGCTTCTTGTAGTTGTCCTTCCCTGCGAGACCCATTTGCTGGGCCCACTGCTGATCGCGCGTGACGCTGAATGGCGCTTCGGGGTCGTCGGCGCGGATGATGGTCGCGGTCACGCTCACATGCTGCTCGTCCTTGGTGATGCGGAGGCGGTGGCCCGCTCGGCGTACCTGCGCGGCGATCAGCTCCGCGGACGCGGTGGGTTTGCCCTGGATCACGTTGATCCGGTACAGGCTTTCCATCGGGGTCAGACCCATGGATTGGCCGAGGCCGATGGCGACGAGCACGTCGGCGGGCTTGCCGCGGTACGCCTGCGGGAGGATGCCGGCCTGAGAGACAGCCTTCGCGTAGTTCATCTGATCGCCGAGGGAGATGGCCATCGGCTGCTGCTGTTGGACGAGATCGTTGCTCATTTGGATGCCTCCAAGAGTCCGAGGTTGGCGAATGATTCGAGGGTGAATGGTTTGTGGACGAACGCGCGGTCGAGACGGACGGTGATGACGCCCCTGCGACCGGGCTTGTAGGCCACGCCGGCGGGGAGCTCGCCGTCATGTGCGGTGATCAGGTCGCGCAGGTATTCGGCCGTGGTGGCTTCGGGCTTCGGGTAGTTGACGGTCTGCCATGCGTTCTTGCCGCCGGGCACTTGTGCTTTGATGTCGTGCAGGACGTTCGCGTAGGCGATGGGGTCGTCGACCGTGTATTTGCCTGTGCCGTCGTGGGTGGCGAGGAGCACGCCGACCTTCTCGCCGTCGAACGTGACGTCCTCGGCGTCGTCGAGGGCGAGACCACGGTGCTGGGCTTCGGCCTTGGCGTTGTCCATCGCGGTTTTCTGGAGTTTGCCGATCTTCGCGAGTCCGGCCAGATAGGTGCGGAGTTCCGCGTCGGTCATTTCGTCGAGCTGTTTCACTGCATGTCCTCCTCGGGCTGGTAGCCGCAGTCGAACTCGTCGATGCTGGCGCGCAGGGCGACGATGCCGGCGATCGCCTCGTTCGCGTCCTGGGCGATGAATCCGTCGCTGTGGGTCATGGCCTCGTGCAGGACCTGTTCGACGGCCTCGTACGCCCCGTCGAGCAGGTTCCGGTAGCGGCCGAACCGGGCCAGCGCCTCGGCGTCGTTGTCGGCTTGGGTGTCGTAGGGGGTGAGCGTGGTACGGGAGGCGCCCATGCTCTGGAGGATGAGCTCCATGAGGGCCCGGCGGTCGGGCATGGCCCTGAGATGGTCGAGGCGGTCGTGGAGCTCGTCGGCGAACGCGCCGACCAGATCGGCGTAGTCGCTCATCGGGGTTTCGGTTTTCATGTGTGCTTCCTTCGTATGAGTTGGTTGATCGCTGCGTTCTGGAGGATGTGGAACGTGTTCCGGTCGGCCTCGTAGAGGATTCGGCGCAGGGTCACGTCCGTGACGAGCCGGTCGAGGAGCCGGGGCAGGTCGTCATCGGTCATTTGCGTTTTCTCGGGTAGAGGTATTCCCTGCGGGTCATGGTGTGGGCGCGGTCGTATTTCTCGACCTCCTCGGGTCGCCATCCACGGACGCGTCCTCCGGGGCCGAGCACCGGCGTCGGTGCTGAGCCGCGGTACACACGGTCGTACATCGAGGTCACGGTGATGCCGTAATGTCTGGCCAGATCGGCGTATGACAGCAGTTGCTCCATTGTGGTATCCTTTCTGTCGGAATCGTTTTCTGGCCCCGGTTGCAGCCGGGGCTTTCTTTGTTGAGCTGTCTGCTCGTGGACGGCCGTGGAATCGCACCACGGTCCCGGCCTTTGCCGCGTACATGACACCGCGATCTCGGCTGGGGGCTGCTTGCTCCGCCCTAGGTGGGGTGATGCTGAAGTGAAATCGACAATCAACGGACCGGCATCACCCCGATCCCGTATGGTTTTTATTGACTTTTGAGTTATTTGGGATTTGTACGGTCTCCTTTACCGCCGCCCGCCGCGGGAAAGAAAGGAAAGCGCGGGCGGGCAAGACTTGTCATTCGTCGAGGTCGGCGAGGATGAGGCAGACGAGGCGGATGAAACCGCCCGCGCCGATGACCCACGCGCTCGTCATGCCCCACGGGTCGGCCGGCCACCAGTGCGTGCCCACGTACAGGAACGCGCCCACAAGGAGCAGCGCGCAGATCAGGCCGGTCGTGTACGGGTAACGGTCCGAGAACGATTCATGTTTCATCGTTCCGTCTCCTTTCGTGTGGCCTCTCCCGCCGGTAGGCTGATAGCCGTCGGCAGGCGGAGGGGAGGATCAGTGGGTGCTTCGGATTGGTTGGCGTTGGTGTCGGCGGTCATCGCCGGCGTTGCCCTGGGGGTGTCGGTCGTGTCGGTCGTGTTCGCGAAACGGCAGGCGGATGCCGCGGCCGAGGCGAACAGGATCAGCCGGACGGCGAACGACATCGCCCGCCGCCAGCTCGACGTGATGCGCGAGCAGTTGGACGCGGACGCCGCGGCCGGGGCCGTCGGGCGGGCGTCGGTTGTCCCGTACGTGCCTCCGTGGCGGATCGACTGGTATCGGGGCAGCATGTTCGCCATCACCAACGGCGGCAGCGCGACGGAGCGGGACGTCAGGATCATTCCGCCGGACAACTGCGCCGTCGCGTCTGGTCTCGAGTTCGGGGAGATAGGGCCCATGTCGTCACGCACCTTCATGATCGTGCCGACGATGGCGACCGAGTCGCGCGAGTTGACGGTGACGTGGGTGCATGACGGTGGGATTCGATCCTGGACAACAGTGCTGCCGTCTCGCGGTTCGTGATCGTGGTGTCCACTTGGATGGTTCGTGTCCGGTGTTCGATCGCGAGCCACCACGCCACCAGTGCGGTCTCGGCCGCGAGGGCGGTCGTGACCACGGCGAGCAGGATGATCCCGTTCATCGTTCCGTCTCCTTCGTTTCCTTGAGTGTCCTGTTGATCTGGCGGGCGAACTCGCGTAGGGCGGTGGTGGTCATGCCCTCGACGATGTGCACGCGGTCGGCGCTGGCCATCTGGATGCGCCACGAGCCCGCCGGCCCCTGGCGGTCGATGGAGCAGTCGCCGTTCCACGGCATGCGGGTGATCACGGCCATCACGCCACCTCCCTTCCGTTGTTTTCCGTGTTGTTGGTGGGGGCGGAGGAGAAGCCGCCGCCCCCGTTTTCTCCTAGGATGTTGTCCAGCATCGTGTAAAGGGCGCGATGCGCATTCAAAGGAGAAGCATCATGACCGCATCCCAGAGGGAGCTGTTGGGGAACGCGCTGAGCAACATCGCCAACGGCACGAACATCGCCGTCAGGGTCAAGGAGAGCGCGCATGACCCGCAGGTACGGGAACTCGCCAAGGCCGTGCATTTCATCGGCTACGGGGCGCAGGAAATCGTCCACGCCCTGATCGACGAGGGCCGTATCAAGGATCTCTAGCGCGCACCTGCTCACGGCGTCGAGCTGGAAGAGCAACGCCCTATGGCTCATACGCCGGCCCAACTGTTCGAACTCCTTCGCGTCGAGCGCGTCGCGGAAGAGATCGGGATTGAACGTGGCCTGTTCCAACAGGTGCAGGCCACCCGTCCTCAGTCCCGACTCCAACTCCGTGCAGATGTTCAGCAACCGGGATTCCACGGCCATCACGCCACCTCCCTGCGGGTAGAATCCGTGGCATGGATTGGTGGAATCTGTTCTGGACTGGATTCGGCGCCGTCGTCGGCATGTTCGGCGCCGTCGCCGGTTTCGTTGCCCTGTTCCAGACGCGCAAGGCGAACAAGCTCGCGAAGGATGCGAACCTGATCGCGCAGGAAGCGAACCGCATCGCCGGAGAGTCCCGTGACGCCGCCTCGCGAGCCAACGATTTGGCACGACAGGCGAACGAGATAGGAGAACACGCGAACCTGATCGCGCAGCGGGCGTTGTCTGCCGGCCGCGATCAGACCGTCTATCGTTGGGCGTCCGAGTTCGATGCAGAGCGTGCCGTACTCCGTCTCATCGATGACTGCGGTCTCGACGCACGAGACGTTCATGTCGTCGTCCGATTCGAGGGCCAGACGGTAGGGGAAGGGGGCGCCGACCGCATGCCCGCATACGGACAGGTGACGCTCGAGGTCCCGCTCCTGGTCGAGAAGCTTCACGAAGAGGCCGTCTCCCTGAGACGGTCGGGTGTCATCGGCTCGCCGCATGTCAAGGTCACGATCGGTGTCGTCTGGGTCAGCGAGCTCGGGGTGTACCGCAGTCTGGAATGCGAGCAGGGCTTCGGCTATGCGAAGCGAAAGAAGATCCTCGCCTGACATCACTCCACCTCCCTCGGGTCGGCGGTCACGAGCGGCTTCAACACGAACTCCTCTTGGAGCAGTTCATAGGGCTTGTATCCCGTGACCGTGCAGAACTCGTTGAGGTCAGCAAGAGAGAGCGGGACATTGCCATTGATGCGACGGTTGGCGGCGTCCCGGCTTTGTCCCGTCCTCTTGGCGTATTCCGCGATACTGATGTGCTGTGACGAAAGAACCGCTCGAAATCGGTCGGACACAATGGAGTTGAGATCTACTGCCATGACTTTCCTTGTGAAGTATCTGTTTGAACCTGACGGCGCCGTGCTCGGCGTCAGATGGCGAGGACCGTGGGCGGAATGATTGGCAGTCCGAATTCCTCGGCGAGCCTCCGTCGGGCCTCCAGCCCCTGAGCCGCCGTGGCCCTCGCCCTGTAGGTCAGCCATTCCGAGTTCGAGACCCCGGCCGGCTGCTCCGGCATCCGCTCCGTGTTCCTGCTGTCCATCTCCGTCCGTCCTTTCTGTTGACGCTTCTTATTATGCACGCAATTGCACGCATGGCAAGTCAAAATGACGCGCGGCGTGTCGCAATTGAACGCGATTAGCCGCACTTGCTTTATGTCGCACAGCAAATGAGCGCGTCGAGACGCATAGGGCGATACCATGGGAAACATGGGAAGCAAAAAGATAGAAGTCAGCGGATTGGGCCGCGTTGCCAGCAAGAACATTCGCGCGCAGCTAGGAATCAGGCGCATGTCTAATCGCGAGCTGGCAAGACAGATGGAGCGCAGCGAAAGCTATGTCCGAGCTCGTGTGAACGACGAAAAGGAATGGACCCTCAACGACATTGAGATAATCTGCCGGATCTGGCACCTACAGCCGTGCCAGATGGTCATCGAAGGCGGTGCGACTGCGCCCGCCTCCGCGCGTTCGTCGTTGGAGGAGACCGCGGCCCGCGAGCGGTCGAACATCGAGGCCGCGCTCCACGCGCTGGAGACCGATCCCATGAGCCTCGCCGCCTACGAGGACCCCCACAAACACGACCCCGACCCCGACAACATCGCATGAGAGGAGGAAACCCGACCCGGACGTAGATGGAGTAAAAGGGGTCGAATTCGACGCCTTTTATCGGAAAGGAGCATTTCATGGAGAACGAGGAGCCGCAGGAGGGCAGCATCGTCCTCTACCAAGCGGACGGCAGGAACGTGCCCGTGCAGGTCACGTACAGGGACGAGACGTTCTGGATGACGCAGAAGGGCATGGCCGAACTCTTCGGCGTGACCCCGCAGACCATCACCCGCCACCTGCAGAACATATACGCGGAGGGCGAGCTGGACGAGAAGTCAACCTGTACGTCTTTTGTACAAGTTCAAACCGAAGGCGGCAGAACGGTTCGCCGTTCCCTGACGTTCTACGATCTCGACGCGATCATCGCGGTCGGCTACCGCGTCAACAGCAAACAGGCCACCCAGTTCCGCATCTGGGCCACGAGCGTACTGCACGAATACATCGTCAAGGGGTTCGCGCTCAATGACGACATGCTCAAGAACGGTCGTCCTTTCGGCGACGACTACTTCGAGGAGCTGCTCGCGCGCATCCGCGACATCCGTACCAGCGAGCGGCGCTTCTACCAGAAGATAACCGACCTGTTCAGCGAGGTCAGCTGGGATTACGATCCGAAATCGCAGACCGCGCGCGACTTCTTCGCGAGCTTCCAGAACAAGATGCACTACGCCATCACCGGATTGACCGCCGCCGAGATCATCACCAGCCGGGTCGATTCCTCAAAGACGAACATGGGACTGACGAATTGGAAGGGGTCACCGAAGGGGCATCCGCACGCCGGCGACGTCGCGATAGCCAAGAACTACCTCAGCAAGGACGAATTGGAGGCGTTGAACACCCTGACCACCGGCCTGCTCGATCTGACCGAGGCAAGGGTCCGGCGGCGCACGCTCACCAGCATGAGCGAATGCGCCGAACTCATAGACCAATATCTCAAGCTCGCGGGTATGCCCCTGCTCGAAGGCAAAGGCAACCGCGGCCACAGGCAGGCGGTCGACAAGGCGATGGACGAATACCGCAAATGGGACAAGGCAAGGGAGAACGACTTCGACAAATTCGTCAAGGGCGTCGAAGACGGCGCGCTCCGATGACCCCCATCCTGCCGGTGTCGGCGCGTCTGAACTACGGGCCGATGCGCATGCTCCTGTACGAGGTCGCGCCCGGCCTGACCGTCGGCAGCGCCATCCTCGCCGGTGATCTCCACGGCGTGTACGACCTGCTGCACGACACCATCGTCATCGACCGCAGCATGACGTACACGCGCAAACGCTGCACCCTGGTGCACGAGCTCGTCCACCGCGCCTACGGGGATTACGGGCATCAGCGCGAACGCCGGTGCCGGATCGTCACCGCCCGGCTCCTCATCGACGAGCAGGAGTACGCGCGCGCCGAGGCCATGTACGAGGGCGACCCGTGGCTCATGGCCGACGAATTGAACGTGACCGTGCAGGTCGTCCTCGACTACCGGGAGTGGCTGCATGAATCACGGGCCGCATAGGAAAGCCCCGGCGCAGGGCCGGGGCGGAAGGCCGGAAGGAAGGTCGTCTCATGGCGAGCGTAACGAAATATGTCACGGCGAAGGGCGAGAAACGGTACCGGGTGCGGTACCGCAAGCCCGACGGCACCCAGACCGACAAGCGCGGGTTCCTGCGGAAGGTCGACGCGGAGAACTGGGCCGCGGAGCACGTGACGGTCGCCAAGGCCCAAGGCACGTTCATCGACCCGCAGGCGGGCGAGCGCCTCGTCGGCGACCTGTACGAGCAGTGGCTGACGGAACGCCGCCCGTTCTGGAAACCGGTGACCACGGCGAACATAGAGAACGCCTGGAGGGTCCACGTCGAGCCGAAGTGGGCGGGATATCGGATCGGTGACGTCACACGCGGGGATGTGCAGGAGTGGATTGGCGGCATCATCGAACGGTCGGGACGGCCCTCCGTGGGCCGCCCCTTCGGGATCCTCTCCGGCGTCTGCGGGATCGCCGTGCGCGACAAGCTCATTCCGGCGAATCCCTGCGACGGCGTCGAACTGCCGAAATTGCCGTCGCGCAAGGAACGGCGCGTGTACCTGACCATACCGGAGCTGCTCGCGTTCGCTGAAGAGGCGGCCAACTGCCGTGTGCTGGGGGATGAACGTCGGGCGCTCGTCCTGCTGCTCGGCTTCTGCGGCCTGCGGTGGGGCGAGGCGGCGGGGCTGCGTGCCGGCGATCTGGACTTCGACAGGGGGTGCTGCATGTGCGCCGAAACCTTGTCTACGTCAACAGTCAGGTCGGTTGGGCGGAGGGCACCCCGAAGAGCCATGAGCGCCGCGACGTGCCGATGCCTCGCGTCGTCATGGATGCGCTGA